TTAATATAATTTGTGTAGTGGTCTACTTGAGTGTCATAAGAAAGTTGCTTGTTCATCGCTGTCTGTCGATACCCTTGCATAGGCGGCTACTCTTAACTTCTTCTTTTCTGATTCCTTGATGGAGTTTCCTTTTTTCTTTTTAGCTGGTATGACTATGACCTTACTATTCATCATCTATCACCTCGATTAAATTGTACTGGTGGCTTGCTCGTTCAAGGGGATCTATAGGTAAAGCCACTTCCTCTTTATATCTAAACTTACAAGGAGCTCTAATAATCTCTTCTTCCTTTTCCCAAACTCGTCCCATGGCCACTGCCCTTTCCTTTAACATTTGACCTGCCTTATCAAAGCTCCCTCTATCTATTATCTTGGGATAGATATCATTTCCTAAATAATTTTTATTGGTGAGGATTCTTTTTACACTTGAGCTGTTTTTCTTTAAGCCTGCAAGGTCTGCCGACTTTATAAGGGCATTGCCAGCAAGATAGTTTTTAAAGATTTTTCTTATATTCTCCGCTTCTTTTTCTTGAATTTCTAATCTTCCGTCTCTTATGGTATAGCCATAGCATAACCTAGACATTATTTTTTACTTCCTCTCTTAATACAAGTCCACACTTTAAATGAAACTCAAAGGTCTCTCTATTGACAACTTGAATTTGGTCAATGATTTCTTCAAACAAGTCCCCTTCAAAGTGATCTATCATTTCACTTTTTCCTAAGATTCCTATTAGTTTTTCAAGCTCTCTTATTTCTTCATCGTTTCCAAGGATGGCTTTTTGACTTCTCTCCTTTTCCTTAAGTAAGTTTCTTTCTTCGCTTGAAATCTCACTGCTTTCTTTTGTGTAAATACTTGCATCTAAAACTCCTGATGTTATCAGTTTGTTTAGGACCTCTTTTCTTTCCTTTATTTTTTCTAAGCTTTCTTCTATTTTTTCTATCTTCTCTACTTCTTCCTTGCTGTCTATTCTCTTTATAGATTCTAAGAGTGGTGTAAGGATATTATCTTTTCCAAAGATTAGCTTATTGACTAAAGTTACAAAAGCTAGTTTTATGTCCTTGTCCTTAATAAACTTCATGGAGCACTTATTTATATCTTTTAGGTGCTCACTGCAAGTCCAAGCTATATATTTATCTTTGCCATTATAGTGATGTCTTCTTTTAAAGCTTGAGCCACATTCTCCACACTTGATTTTTCCAGATAGACCATATCTATTTTGATATCTTTTAGTGTTTTCTCCATTTCCTTTTGCTATGGCTCTAAGTCTTATTAATTCTTGTACTTTTTCAAAGTCCTCTCTACTTACTATAGCTTCATGGTTATCTATTATCTTATACTGGTCTTCTTCTCCCTTATTCTTGTGTCTCTTATAACTATCGTCTGTATAGGTCTTTTGGTAGATGACATCCCCTGTATATTTTTCATTTTTTAAGATGCCGTTTATAGTCGACCCATGCCAGCTTGCTCCTCTTTGTCCTTTGATCTTTCTCTTATTTAAGCCTTCTGCTATTTTGTGCGTTCCCTTACCTGAAAGATACTCTTCAAATATTTCTTTTATTATTTTTCCTTCTTCTTCATTCACTACCATCTTTCCGTCTATATTCTCATAGCCATAGGGTGGGCTTGATATGATAAAAGTTCCATTCTGAAATCTTTTCTTTATGGACCATTTGTTATTTTCTGAAATAGACCTGGATTCACTTTCTGCAAGGGATGAAAGTATGGATAACATCAACTCGCTTTCCATTGTCCTGGTATCAATGTTTTCTTTTTCAAAATAGATACCAATATTTAGGTCAAGGAGTCTTCTTACGATTTCCAAACAGTCTGTCGTATTTCTTGCAAGCCTAGATATTGATTTGGTTAGGATAAAATCTATCTTCCCATTCTCACAATTTTTTAGCATTTTTAAAAGACCGTCTCTGCATTCTTTCTTTGTTCCAGTAATGCCTTCGTCAAAGTATAGACCTGCAAAAGTATATGACTTGTTTTCAGATATAACCTTTTCGTAGTGCGCTTTTTGTGTCTTAAGGCTTACAAGCTGAGCGTCTTCATCAGTCGATACTCTGGCATAAGCAGCAACTCTTAATGTAGATTCTTCTTTTTGATTAGCTTCTATTTTTGTTATCTTTTTCATCCATTCAACCTCCTTTCTGCTAGTGCTATGTTCCCGTACAAGTGAGTATTTATCAAGTCTTATAGCAATAATTCTGAAAGAATAGGTCTGAATTTTTTAATGTTTTCTCTCCTAATTTTCCTGTATTCTTCAAGGCTGATTTCGTCTAACAGAAATAGATCTTGGATGAACTTATCCGATAGATAGAAATTAAGCTCTGCCTTTAAATCCCTTTCAGTGTATTCGGTTTTTAAAGTTTCTTTTCTACCTTCAAACTTTTCTACTCTCATACTCCACCTCCTATATCACAGTCAAAGAAATCAGTTCTATTTTTAACCTTAATTTTCTTTCCTCTATATTCCTTAGGACATATGGAGTGACTTTGAGTAAAAATTAAATAATTAAAAGTTTAGATAAAAAAAGACCTATCAGCATTTATGTGCGAATACCAATAGGTCTAATATAATATTAGATTTTTATGTAATGATACTGTTCTTTAAGGAGGGTCGGGCTGGCGCAGGCCGGAAAAAAGGTGCTTCTCATTGACTGACAGCCCTCCCTGGGTATGCTTACGGTCAACGCCCATGCAGCCGAGGGCAAGAGCATCTTCGCCCACGATCCGGGTGGCAAAGTGGCGGAAGGTTATGCAAATCTGATCAAGGAGGTGTTGAAACTTGAACAGCAGTGCGAAAAAAGTAGAACTGGCATCAGTAGATGACCTGTTCTCCACAGAGGAAAATCACACCGACGCGGGGCGGGAAAAGATGGTGGAAATCCTTCTGATCGAGATGCACCCGTTCAAGGACCACCCCTTTAAGGTCAAGGACTATGAGGCCATGATGAAAACTGCCGACAGTATCCTGCAGTATGGGGTGCTGGTTCCGGAGATTGCCCGCTCTGACCCCAATGGCGGTTATTAACTGGTAACCGGACACAGGCGGCATCGGGCCAGCCATCTGGCGGAGAAAGAGACAATGCCGGTCATTGTCCGGGATTTGACGATGACGTCGCCACCATCATCCTGGTTGACAGCAACTTGCAGTGAGAAGAACTCCTCCCCAGTGAAAGGGCTTTTGCCTACAAGATGAAGTTGGAGGCTATGAAACATCAGGGTGAACGTATGGATTTAACTTGTGCAAAACTTGGGCACAAGTCCAATGGAAAGAAATCCAGGGATATTTTGGCGGAGCAGATCGGACAAAGTAAAACTCAGATTCAAAATACATTCGCCTGACAGAGTTAATTCCCGAACTATTGAACATGGTGGACGAGAAGAAAATCGCCTTTAATCCGGCCTATGAGGTGTCTTTTCTCAAACCAGAGGAACAGCAGATGCTTTTAGAAACGATGGATTATGAGCAGGTCACCCATTCTCTCTAAGGTCCAGCGCATGGAGGAAACCATCATCAAACTGCTGGAACAATGGCAGCGCAAGGGAGCCGCAGCTATCCTTGAGCATTTCTTGCCGGTATTTACTATTTTGAGATTCATTGTGATACATATAATGAATTGGGCACACGCTGCACTACCTTTATGGAAATGTAGGAGGAATTTAAAAATATCACTTTCAGCACAGTGGAAGATGACGCAGGAACGTTCAGGAAGGGTGGAAGCTTTTACGCATGATTTAAAAACACCAGGGTGCTTTTCAAGAATTAGATGCAATTATTTGTAGCATCATTTTAGATATTTCTTTTGGAGACGGACGATTTTCCATTTGAATCCATTCGGAAAGAAGATTCCAAAGTGCACCGGCACTGACGAGCAGTGCAGCTTTCCTTTCAAAGATGCTGTCGTACAAATTTTGATTTCCACGAACGGTATCATGAATCACAGGTAAGGCCTGATTGAATTCTTCCAGCAGATAATAGAATAGATGATTCTGTTGCAAAAGACGCAAAAAGTCGATTTGTTTCTCCCAAAAGGTAAAAAACACTTCCACAATCTGCTCCAGTGTATAGTGCCTGTCTTTTTGAAAATAAGTAATGTAGTCCTCACATCTTTCTAAGAAGCATTGCTGTAATACCTGCTCCTTCGAATCAAAGATCCTATAAAAAGTTCTTCTTGATAAAAGCGCATGTTCGGCGATTTCTGTTACGGTAATACGAGCGTAGTCTTTTTGGCTCATAAGATCCAACAAGGACTGCATAAACCATTGACGGGATTGCTCAGCGATGGGATTCTTTTCCTTTTTTACCAACCTCATTTTGTTCCTCCTGTCACACTTTTTCGGGATTGTAGCACTTGAACCGCTTATATTGACAATCATGTCTTATTGAGTATACTATAAATTAGAAAGTGACACAAGTGAGACAGATAAAGGAGGCTCAATTTTATGAATACAATAAATACGATTGTTTGGCTGTTCCCTGTTATTTTTATGCTGCATGACTTCGAGGAGATTATTTTTGTGGAGGCATGGAAACAGAAATATAAAAGAAAAATACAAACAACAAAAATGAAGAAGATTCCATTTGCCGATTTGGGAAGCACACCGTCATTTTCCATTGGTGTATTGATTGAATTTTTCATTATTTCAGCTTTATCCCTCTCTGCTTGTATCTTTGATTGGTACTTTTTGTGGCTGGGATTATTTTTTGGATTTACCTTTCACCTTATTGTGCATTGTATGTTGGCGTTGCAATTTAATGGCTATGTACCCGGAGTGGTCACCGCAATCCCGTTCCTTCCGTTATGCTTTTATATCATTTGGGTTTCAAATAAATTCCTTTCTTTTACCACAGCTCAATTATGGATCAGTTGTGTAGTAGGCGCTATTTTGATGCTCTTAATGGTGGCTATTTTGCATAGATGTATGAAATCTTTTGAAACTTTTATCAAAAAGTGGGAAATTTAATTACACACAAATAGCAAATTTTTAAGGAGGTCTTTTGCATGGAGTTGAAATTTAAACAAGGTATGTATCACCTAAATCCTGATCCTAATTTTAACTTTCAGCTTAACCGCGTCATTCTTTGGAATGGCGGGAATTTAAACGATGTGATGCAGTCTGCCAAAAAGATTACAGACAGCACAAGCTGGAAGAAGGAAATGATTTACCTTGGGGATCATGCACTCTCTCAAAACAGAATCCCTCAGGCAATTTCATATTACCGAATGAGCGAATTTTTTGATGTAAATCCTGGCAACAAGGAATACTATATAAAAGCCACGGAACTGTTTTATGAGTATTACCATTCTTATTTCGATGAGGGACGTGTCCAGAAAATTCAAGTTCCATATGAAGATGTTATGCTGCCAATCATGGTTGCAAAAGCTCAAAAACAATGTAAGGGCACCATTCTTTTACACGGTGGTAACGATTCATGCTTTGAGGAAATGTTTTTGCCGATGTTATATCTTTCTGAACAAGGGTATGATGTATATCTATTTGAAGGTCCTGGACAAGGCAACGTTATTCGTGTTCAAGGGAAACACTTTACATATGCTTGGGAACATCCAGTCAAAGAAATATTAGATTTCTTTCACTTGAATAACGTCATTATTATTGGTGTTTCTTTGGGAGCTATGCTGGCCCTGCGTGCTGCTGCATTTGACAAAAGAATTACAAGGGTTGTATCTTGGTCTGTTTTACCGGACTTTCTAGACGTGGTTCTCGACCAAATACCAAAAAATGTAGGCGGTATTGTTAGGTTTATGTTGAAACATAATCTCAGCATCGTTCTCAGCCCTATTCTTTGCATGATGAAATTGATACGTAAGAATGACCCATTATTTCAATGGGGTGTCAATCATGGAATGTACGCCTATGGAGCTGACAGCATTTATGATTATCTGAAGAAAGTGAGTAAATATCAGATTATGGATGTGGCCTCCATGATTGAACAAGATGTATTGATTCTTGGTGCCAACCAAGACCACCTCGTTGATTACCGAATGATCGGCAAAGAAATCAACGCACTTACCAATGCGAACTCTCTCACATTTCGCCTTTTTACTGAAAAAGAAAATGCGGGAAATCATTGCAATTTAGGAAATGCCAAACTGGCTTTAGATGTGATACTGCAATGGTTGACATTTTTAAAACATCGTGATTTAGAAGTTAGAAAGAATTGAATTCATTTCAAGAATATCATGTACATCTATCGTGCAGGGTATAAGGTCTTTGTACGTTAACATATATATTACCGATGCCAATTAGCCTTGCTATTGTTCGAGACACTTCACTTGGTGTATAGGATTGCCCTTTGCTCTTACCTGATTCTTGAGCAAGTTTCATCATAAAGTACTCATAAGCATCTCCGATAATGTCATCGCCACTTGCCATGTTGCTTTTGAAATCAATAGCAGGGTCTTGAAATACTTTAATATGGCCTGAAACCTTATCAACCAGTTCCTTGCCTTTACCAAGCTCTTCCGGATTGTTAAAACTTACATCAGGAAGCAAGCCTTTCAGTTTGTTATTTTCTAAAAACAGTTGAATGATGATATTGAACTGACCCCCAAAAGTTAGACAAAAAAAATAACTGAAGGATGTCAGTTCAAACTTCTAAATTAGAAGTATATCAGGATTTAATTGATATATTAAATTAATTCGTTTACTCTCCTCTGAATAGCATAATAATCGTATCCAGCGTTAGTTAACCTTCTTTTTCTTTCTTCTCCATTTCCCCAATTTCCTGCAATTACCTCTCTTGCTAAGGTATCAACACTCTTTGATGGAGCACTTGCTACCGGATAAAGAGATCTACCATTTGCATCATAGACAGCATATCCTGGATTTGCATTGACACACTTTTTAGCATTTTCTAAATTCTTAAATGCTCCTTTCTGGCTTTTTACATCAGACCAGGATTTTCTAACTCTATATAGTCCACCTGTTGGTTTGCTAACAGTCTTATTGCATCTTAGTCTTTTATTTACTTCATTTGCTATATATGGAAACTTGCTGCCAAGATATGGACCAGGACAGTTAGTACTTTTATACCATTCGTGTTTTTGAAGAACACCATCCTTACCTCCAGTATAGGTACAAGGATAGATTCCATTTCTTCTACAGATGTCTGTTACTAAATCAATTAGTCTATTTAAAACGTAATCAGAAACTAACCACTGAGGTCCTCTCGTAGAGTTCCCTACTTCAATTGTTACTGCTCGATTGTCACACCAGGAAGATGAAGTTGTCCACGCTCTGTTGGATTCATCTACTCCTAAAACAATGACTCCATCGGATCCTAAGTTGTAGTTCGCTGATGCTCGCCTTGACTTTGGCACAAATACTCCAGCAAGATTTCTACCATTTATAACTCCAGCTGCGTGGTGGATTGCTATTTTAGTTATCTTTTGATTTCTTCTACCGCTATGGTTAGGTGAGAGAATTCTTGCTTGTACTAATGGACTATTACTCATTTATTTTTCCTCCTTGAATTGTTTTAAAATCGCCTTTAGTTTTTCTGGTACTGGCAAGCCTAGTGCTACAGAGTTTTCCAAGATAGAGAGCCCTTCATTTGCTATATAAAAAAAGATGATGGCTGTTCTTATCATTGTTCCATCACCTTTAATTAAATTTACATCACATAGGTTTGCGATACCTACAACTATAAAAATCATAATCTTTTTAGCTATCCCTTTAAATCCTATGGATGAGGATAGCTTTCTTTCGACCCCTGCTCTTAAAACCCCTGTTAAATAGTCAGCTATTACAAAAGCAAGAAGTGTGTAGATAAAAGCATCTACACTTCCAAGATAAAATCCCAACCATCCTCCAATGGCTGTAAAGCATACTTTTAATATTTCTAAAAACTTATTCATTTTATTCCTCCTCTGTTAGTGTGTAAGTTATTTTCATTGTCTTATCTGCCGTTTTTAATATTGGGCTTGAAAGGTTATTAATTGTTCCAAGATATTGCGTTTGAAGGAATAGAAGTTTATAAAGAGTATAATTTCCATAGCCTGCATCGGTATCGTAACCAATCATAAATGGACCAATATTAATTAAAGGTGTAGTTAAAAACTTCATATCAACATTAGCTGTATAAATAACATTGTCATTTTTATCAATTAAAAACTGTCTGGTTGCTACATAATCTCCATATTTGTAAAAATACTGATTTGTATATTCTCCTCTTAGAATATCAACTTCATTTTCAAGATTAATCAATGTAATGTCCACTGGATTATTAATATTTATTTTATAAACACCATTTTTTTTGTAATTTAAACAATACAAATATTTACCTCTAACCACACTTCCTATCGTCCTGTAATGGCTTTCATTTTCAGAACTTGGATATCTACCTATACTTTGCAGTTGTACATTTTCTAACACCCACTTATCTTCTGTAAATGAAAAATCTTCCTTCTTAATCTTTATTGTATATATTTCAGCATTTCCCCTGCTGTTCGTTTCCCCTTCCGTTGAAAATCCATACCAATATCCATCTTCCCCATCATGGAAGGAACAGTTAATGCTATATCTACTTGGGAAAAATTTTTCAGGTTTAATATAATTTACTTCAACATCTTGTGTAGGCATACCTAAAATCGTATCATTAAGTCCTATATTGAAAAATGACTCTTTAATTTTAGCTATTTGAATTTGTCTATCGGGCATAGGCCAAATAGAATAAAAACTTTGGTCTTTTAAGTTTACTTCAACAAGACCTGCATAATAAGATAGAACAGCTTTGTCCGTTTTTGTACTAACCTTGTTTAACATAAGAATTCCAGATTCTCTGTCATAAGAGTTCCCATAAAAGCTTTTGCCTCCTCTATAATGAGTTAAAGCTAAGGATGAAATCCTTCCATTTCCTTGTGAAGTTGAAAAGTCCCATACAAATTTATATCCTCTATCTATTGGTTTGGATTCCGTCAGGTTCGCAGATCCTCTTTTGGAATTGTCAGTATCATTAACATCATTTGATGCATAACCAATAATTGGATTGTCTGAAGGTGCAATTATTTTATTTGGATCCTCCTCCAAGGGATTTTCAAATAATAATATTCCACCATAACATTTATTAGCTATGGGAAATATTTCATCTTTAAACTGAACTGTTCCATTATCTAATGGATACATAAGACCCGATGGATTCAGTCTTAATAAATCTGGGACTGCATTAGTTATTAAGTTTTCATCTTCATATATCTCTTTCTTATTTGTCCTCACATCAGTTAGTTCAATAACTGATTTACCTTTTAGCATTTCCTTCCTCCTTATCTTTAAATTCTGTAGTAATTTCTTCCTTATATTTTCCAAGCATTAATCCTTGATATTTGAATCTTCCTACCTTTTCATTAAATATAATCGGTGTTGGTATTTGTCTTTCTACTTTGTAGTCTGCTTTAAGTTTCCTAAGCAAGAATGAATGACTAAGTTCTATTCTCTTCCAAGACTCATCAATCTTAAGCTTTCCATCCCAAGCCTCTGTAGAACCTAGAGATTGACCAGATATAGCTGCGATAGCATTATCTTTTCCAATCATTGCTTGACCAGACTCAAGCCTAATTAATACCGAGAAGTTGTTCATCGTCTTTTCCTGAAGTTTAGTTAACGGATAAAAAAGATTTAAAATATGGTCACCACTTAAGTAGGTTTCTTTTGGAATATGATGTTCTATTTTCGTATCATTAAAAACATAGGTAACAATAATCCTTGTTGGTATTTCTATGTTTTCAATAAAGTCTAATTCTTCTACTTCCTCTTTTTCGCTTGTGCCCTCTTGGGTATCAAACTTTGGAGGATCATAGGATTTTCCATCATTATTTAAAACCTCTACTTGTTTCTTAACCTTTCTTGATATCTTTCTAGTTTTTTCTTCAGTATCACAGATGATATTTAACAAGATAGATGCATTAAAAATTGCCTCCGTTTCTTTATTGGAGGCAAATTCTATACGAATTATCGGCGTGTCTGTTGTGGAAAGATTAAAAGCAGAGTAATTTGAGTAAGCATGAACTACTAACTTTTCAGATTCAATTTGATTTAACAGTCCTACTATATTCTTATCATTCTTACTCTTAGCTTTAGATAAATAGGGATTTTTTCCTACACCAAGAATTCTATGCTTGCTATTTATTTTATATTCTATGTCAGTGATAAGTCCTTCAATCTTTTCTTCTTCATAAGAAATAGCTATTCTGTCTCCTACATCAAGACTTGGGTCTCCTATTGTTACCATATCAAAAGGTGTGTGATGAATTTTGCAAATTTCAGTAAGAAGTGCCTCACACATCCTTTTTCTTTTTTCTGGAAGTCCTAACTGCATCAGTGGATTTATCCCAAGATTCATAGTTAGTCCATCATCATTTTCTAAAGAGTAATATTCAGCTATTTTAGTCTTGGCATTTGTTGAGTTGATGGCTGTATATCTTGTCTTAAAATCTGATATTGATGAAGAAAATCTTTCTCTTGTTTTAATTTCAGTTGATATGCTTTCTGCATACTTCTTTAAAACCAACTTACCATCACGAGAAACCCCAGCAAAAGCACCAAGAGTCGATGCTATATAGTGAATAAAGTCCCTGTAGGTTTCTATATCATGGTCTTGATAAATTGCCAAAACTTCCTCACCATTTACAAAAGTTCTTACCTCATCTTCTGTCATACCTAATTCTACCTTACACTTCTCACATGAAAGACTTAGTAGTTCAAAGGCTGTGCCAAAGGTATCTGTAACTGGGAAGTTCTTATCAAACCTAAGCATATAATCATAGCCTTTTAATTCTAAAATCTTCTTAGACCTATTTGCCTCAGTAACATCAAATATTCCCATTGGTATAGTTTCTATCTTTTTATTTTCTAGTTCTTGATTATAAAAAAGTTCTAGCTTTGAATCCTCTAGAGAATACCTATCTATATTTGAAAAAAGGCTAATTCCAAACTCTCCAGCATAAACTGTCCCTATTTCAAGTTCAGAAGATCCAGAGCATGAACGATGAATGTATCCAGACCCTTTAAGAATATCTTTATTGGTAAATGGAATGATTGTTTCATCTTTTAAGATGATATTTCCCGTCCAGTAAAATTTACGAGAATTCTTTTTGATTGCTTTTTTATATTCATTGCTTATTGGATACATCAATACTCCTCCAATGAAAAAGATACTTCCCACAATCCCTTATAAGAAGTATCTTTTATTAATTTGACTTGAAACTTGTCTATATACATTTGTGTCTCTTTAAGTTCCAATGTTTCTGTATCTAAGAATTTAACTTTAAGGTTAGACTTGTTAGTAAGACTACTCAATCTCTTTACAAGCTTAGGACTACAAGAAAAACTTACAGAAATACTCGCTACTTTATTTCTAACAATATCCCTCTGAATTGTACCTGCCTCTGTTTCTCCTCCAGTATCTGCCTCAATATCTCTAAACTCCAAATCATAAGAATTTGGTAGTGGTAGGTCTACTCCTTCAATAATTAAATATGATTGATATTTCATTACCTTCCTCCACTTCTTAAATTCTTACGCATAGATGCATTAACAATAACTTCATCAAGGAGTGTGCCTCCAAGATAAACTGGGATAACTATATCTCCAGTATTTTCTGATTTTAAATTAATGTTTGCAAGTGCATCGGATATTTGTCTTCCTATATCAATTCCATTTATAGCTGATTCTTTATCATGTCCACCTATGCCAACAGCTGATATATTTGGGCTTAAAACCAAATCACTTGCGACATTTTTCATTGAAGATTGTACTAATCTTCTGCTCTTTTCTATCCCCTTAGATAGACCTTCCATGAAGTCTGGCATCCAAGATTCATAGTCGGTAAGTGGGCCAACATCTGGAACAGAGAAGTGCAGGTAGGACCTAATAGTTGATGCTACATTAGAAACAGCAGATGTCACATTGCTAATTGCACTTCTAATCCCTCTAGCAATTCCGTTAATCATATCAGCTCCCCATGTATAGGCTTGTGATGCCAAATTCTTAATGTGATTAACTGCATTATTAAATCCATTTCTAATAGTGGACTGAATATTTGACATGGTCGATGAAATGCTTGATCTCATAGAATTAAAGGCAGACGATACGGCTGACTTCGCAGTATTTACTGCAGAGGAAATAGTCGACTTTATGGAGTTCCAAGCAGATGAAACTAAGGACTTAATGTTATTCATTGTTGATGAGATAAAGGTCTTTATCCCATTCCAGATTGATTCAAGGACTGTCTTAATAGAAGTCAAGATAGTCTCAATTGTTGTTTTTATGTTTGTCCAGGATGTAGAAATAAATTCTCCAATAGCAGTAATGACTGTTGTTAAAAATTCTTTTAGTCCATTCCAAATAGTCTCTACTTTTACTTTGATTGCATCAAGAACTGTTGAAATTAAAGTCTTAATACCTTCCCAAGTAGTTCTGATAAACTCACCAACTGCTGTAAATATTTCTGTAGTTGTAGTTGAAATAGCTGTCCATATATTGGTAAAAGTAGTTTGAATTCCCGTCCAGAGGCTTGTAAAGAATTCTCCTAAACTTTGCCATAAACTCTTGGCTCCCTCGATAAAGGTATTCCAAGATTCAGTTAGAAAAGTTGTTATAGATGTCCAGATAGTATTCCAGCCTTCAGAAAGTCCATTCCATAGATTGGCGAAGAAGTCCTTGATGCCGTTCCAAGTATTTTTCACTCTTTCAATAAATCCAGTCCAAAATTCTGATAGAAAACTTGTGATTTCAGTCCAGGTACTTGTCCATGAATCAGATATCCCCTGCCATAAGTTTACGAAGAATTCTTTTATTCCATTCCAAATGGCAACAGTTGATTCCTTAATAGTTTCCCATATGGAGATGACCCCTTCTCTAAACCAGTCGCACTTCTTCCATAAAAGAACAAGACCAGCTATTACTGCACCAATAGCAATAGGAACAATACCTATGGCTGATACTACTGCAGTGATTGCTGGTATAAGTGTACCTGTAAAGATTCCAACTATCTTAGTTATTCCTCCTACTATTAGAGGACCTTTAGTCATAATAGTTCCTATTGACCAGATAAGTTTTCCTACAATCATTAGTACAGGACCAAGAGCAGCTATGAAAAGACCGATACCTGCAATAATGCCTTTTACTGGACCTGGAAGTGCATTAAGTCCATTTACCAGTTTTGTTAATATATCTACTGCTTTTCTAACAGCAGGCATTAAAAGTTCTCCAAAGGATATGGCTAATTCTTCTAAGGCAGATTGTAGGATTTTTAATTGACCAGCTAGGTTATCCTGCATAGTAGCAGCCATTTTTTCTGCTGTTCCATCTGCGTTATATATGGCATCACTTAAACTGTTATAGTCTTTTTCACTGGCATTTATAATTGCCAGCATTCCAGACATGGCATTTTTACCAAATATCATGGATGCTGCTTGTGCTTTTTGAGTTCCATCTAAATTAGCAAAGGCAACTCTAAAGGTGCTTAGAGTCTCATCAAGTGAAAGGTCCTGCACATCTTCAATAGATAAGCCCAACATGTACATTCCATTAATAACTTCTTTAGTTGGTGATGCGAGTCTTGTTAGTCCAGACCTTAAAGCTGTCCCTGCTTGTGAACCTTTTATTCCTGCGTTAGCCATTAAACCTATAGCTACTGCTGTATCTTCAACTGAATAGCCAAGTGTACCAGCAATAGGTGCAGCATATTTAAAGGTTTCACCCATTAATGAAACATTGGTATTTGCATTAGATGATGCAGCAGCAAGAACATCAGCAAAGTGAGAAGAGTCTTCAGCTTTTAAACCAAAGGCTGTAAGGGCATCTGTAACGATATCTGAAGTAGTAGCTAGATCCTCACCACTAGCTGCAGCAAGGTTCATGACTCCTTCAATACCACTAATCATATCTTTACTTTTCCAACCAGCCATGGCCATGTAGTTCATAGCCTCTGCCGCTTCAGATGCTGAGAACTTTGTCTTGGCTCCCATTTCACGAGCCTTTTCTCTTAGGGCATCAAAGTCGGACCCTGTTGCACCAGATACTGCTTTTACCTTTGACATACCAGAGTCAAAATCTGACGCAGTCTTTACAGCTGCTACTCCAAGACCTGCTACTGCAAGAGATACTGGCATCATTTTTCTTCCCACGTTTTCTATATTTTGTCCTGTGTTTTGCCATTTTTCCCCAGTAATAGCTATGTTTTGCAGGGTTTGATTAGTGGTTGCCCCTTGTCTTTCTAGAGACTTTAGGGCTTGTTCTGTTTCAATAATCTCTCGTTTAAGAGCATCATATTGCTCTTGTGAAATTTTACCTTCTGCAAGAGCCTGTTCAGCTTGTTTTTGTGCCTCTTTTAATGATTTTAGTTTATTCTTTGTTTCTTCTAATGTCTGACCTAACAGTTTATGTTTTTGTGAGATAAGTTCAGTGTTGCCAGGATCAAGTTTTAGAAGTTTATTGACATCACGAAGTTCAGATTGAGTATGTTTAATCTCCGTATTTACTTGTTTTAGTGCAGTCTGTAATTTGGTAGTGTCCCCACCAATCTCAACAGTTATCCCTTTTATTCTATTTGCCAATATCTCACCTCCTTAATTTTAAGCACAAAAAAGCACCTACCATTTTGATAGATGCTAAAAATTAATATTCGTCATAAAATTCTTCGTCCATATAAAATCTTAACTCTAATTCATCATTTATAGCTTTTTGTACATCAGCTTGAGTTAATTTATTCTTTTTATTTTTCCTACCACCTATGATAAACATTATGTTATCATCAGCTGTATTGACTTCGTAATTTTCATATCTGCTGTCGAGAGCAATTAAGGTCATTTCCAGTTGATTAAAATAAATTCTTACAGTCTCTGGAGATTTATTATATTTTTCAACTGCCTCTAATCTAATTAATTTTGGAATTTGGTCTAAACGAACCTTAGGTGCTCTTCCTCTATTCTTTTTACCCACTGTATCACCTCTATTACAGTGATTATACCATAAGTAGATTAAAATTTATCAAAGTCTTCTTGTGTAGCTACTTCTTTGTATTTATAGTCGTCATTATTCTTTTCTGTGAACATATCATTTACAAGTCCAATTGTTAATAGGGATAAATCAGAAACAGAAAGACCCAATTCTACAGCCCTTAATAGAAACAAGGGTGTGGTCATTAGTCTTTCTGTTGGCCTTACTTTTTTTTAGGAACTTCTTCCGATTTTATATTAAGTCCCCACAACTCAATTAGCTGAGGTAGAATTTGATAAATTGAAAAGGTTGAGAAATTATCTAACCATTCCTCTGGGCTATCTGGCACAGATTTATCTCCATGCTTTGCCATTACATAGGCTATATTTTCAAATAACTCAAGTGAACCTATATCAAGATTAGATTTATCTTCATCATTTTTCTTCATGGATTTTTCAAGTTCCATTAAGTCTTTGAAGATATCTCTTCCAAATTTAAGTCTATAGATTCTTGGGATTGCTGCTGATGCACGGAAAACAACTTCTTTCCCATCGATTTGAATTTTCTTGGTTAGTGCCATATTTATTTACCTCCAACACTTGCTCTTGAAGGTGTTACTGTATTTTCTGTTGGCATATAGACTGACTTGTACCAACCATCATAAGTTTCCTTTGTAGTCTCTTCGCCTGTTCTAGCCTTTACATTTCCATTTGGAAGTGGTCTTGCTTGAATAGACAAGGTTTCTGGTTGGACTTCTCTTGATTCCTCGTTGGTTTCTCCTTCAAGAGTAGGTCTTGCTGCTGAGCAGTTATACATGACGTGACGGATTTTCTTTTGGTCACCATCAAACTCAAATAACAGTGCAAAGTTTGCAGTTTCGGAATTTGAAGACTCAATAAGAACTTTATTTGAATCTGATCTTTCCATCAAAACATCAGTCCTAAAGGATTCTGGAATAAGAGCGATTTCCAAATCTCCGTCATATCCCATATTGTTTGAAATAGTGTAGTATTCAATTCCATCTGCATAAAAGCTTTCAGGCTCTCCATTAGGATCCAATGAAATTGAAACAGCACCAGGCATTGGCACTGGTGTCTTATATTTAATAACGCCCTCTTCGGCTTTATCGAAGAGAGCGTAGTGTACATTACAAATATTAAATTTAACCTTATTAGCCATTATTATTTACCTCCGTAATTTTTAAATTAAGTGTGAATTCATACAAAACTTCATAGAGTCTTTCTGATTCAATCCAAACTTCAGATTTTTCATAATAGACTTCTTCTCTATCAAGTATCTCTTCTATTTTTTCTTCTAGTTTTAAATCTTTCTTATCAGTATAAAGTTCTAAGTCTATCTGTGTGTTTTTATAAAAAACCACTCCATCTGCACCAAAGTGTTTATTTTTTGGAAATAGATAAACCAAAAATGGTGGGTCTGGACTTTCTCCTTCAGCAAAGTGAGAGTATGCAAATGGGAGTCCTATCTTTTCAATTATTTTTAATAGCCTATCCATCTTGTAATTTCCTCATTATATTTTCTTCCAATTCTCTTACTCCTTTCTCTTCAGCTGGTCCAATGTGTGGCTTAGCAGATACTCTTCCTCCCTGCCTAAGAACATGACCTTTTTCAAGTAGATGAGCCAGTTGATATCTATTTCTTGAGTGAACCACAAGTTCTATTGAATTTGAAGTTTCTTTCATAGTTTTTACAGACCAGGACTTAGAATATTTCCTTGTTTCTCCTACAGGTGCATTTTCTTGTATGTCTTTTCTAATATTACTACCAGTCTTTTTAACTTCCTTTTTGACTTCGTCTGTTGCCATATCAGAATATTCTTCTAAGCCTTTCATTATTTCACTGGCGAGGTTTTCAATTTTTACATTCATCTACTCACCTTCCTACTTCTAAACTTTATAAGTCTATTTTTATAGTTCATAAAGTCAATTGATATGATATTGTACATTTCATCATCAAATAGAATTCTGTATTCTGAAGTGTTAATATTCTTTAACCTATTTTGAAATCTTACAGTAAAAGAAATGTCTGACCTGTCTACTTCCATTCCTAAAAAAACCTCTTCACCTTTTCCTTGAAAGGAAATATAGGCTGATGTTGTTAGATAGTCCATCCATACTGATTTATGGTTACCAATTCCATCCACCTCAACATTTTTATTTTGAAAGATTATTTTTCTATTTAAATCCGATATCTTCATTAGAACTCAGCCTTTCTCATTCCAAATAATAAAGCCCTTAGAGTTAAGTTTAGTTCAGAATAATCTGCCTCTTCTCTGTGTTCATAAAGATAAGCGGTCATATAGAGGACAGCTATCTTTCCATTTGGATTTTTAGAAAGTTCTTCTTCACTATCAACCCTGGCTACATCCATGGAGTGCTTTATTGATGATTGGATGAAAGAATTAATCATCTCATCCTCATCATCAAAATCCACCCTTAAATATGACTTTGCCTCCTCAAGAGTAATCATAATCTACTCCTTAGGCAGTAGCACCAATTTTTAATAGTTTAACTGCCTCTCTTAATACAAGGATTCCATCTACTCTTTCTTTACCTAAGAAACCAACCATTCCATTACCAGCAAATAGTTCCTTTAAGTCTTGGAAAGATCTATTTCCTCTATCTCCAATCTTGTAATAAGAAAAATCGCCAAAGGCTACTGCAAGTTTTCCTTTTTCAGCTTTTGGAGCAAAGGCTGATGTATAAGCAGGATATCCTAAAAGTCTATCTGGTTCTCCATCCTTAAGTGAAGGTTGCCAAATATATGCACCATTAACATCTTTAAGCTTTCTAATTTGAGCAACTGTTGCATCATTTAAAATGAAGGCTGCTCTCTTTCTATATGGTCTATCTAGAGAGTAAACTAAATCAATAAGTTCATCTGCAGTAATTGTTTGAGCCTTTGTTGTTACCCCAAGTTCTCCACCTTTTTTAGAGTCAAAAATTCCTGTAGGTTTATTTACTCCATCTCCATTTAAGAAAGCGTCCTCTTCAGCATTTGCTAGTGCTCTAGTAAATTCTTCAGTGATGTATTTTTCTAAATTAAAGGCTGAATCATATAAAAGTTCTTCAGTAACTTTAATACCAACATGGAGTTTGTGTGCATCTAGAGATACTTGATCGAATGTGCCATCTCCAAAGGTTAGTTGACCACCTTCTTCTACCCATAGGGCTGCTGGTTTCGTAGCAGCAATGTTAATTTTATGAAGTCCAGAAGTTTGAACTTTTGTAGCTAGTTTTCTTACAATATTTTCATCTTCAAGTCCATTTACAATATCTACTTCCATTTCTTCTGGAACTAAATATCCACCACTTTCATCTGTACCAACTTTTAATTCATTGGAAATATCTCTAAAGTTAGTTCTTAATGCCTTCATCATGGATTTCTTATAGGTATTTCTTGCTCTCATTGGCTTTTCTTCTTCATTAAAAGTAGCAGGTTCATTTGTTAGTGCTTGAGTAGTAGGTTTTTCCAAGGATTTATCCATTTCTTCTTCCCTCTTCTTTCTTTCAATTTCACGAGTGTAATTCTCGATAGTTCTTTCCATCCCTTCATATGTCTTGAAATCTTCGTCAGACATTAGACCCTTTTCATCTGTCTTAGACTCAGCAAATGCTTTTGCCTCATCCCAAGCTTTACTTCTCTTTTCTAAAAGTTCTTTAATATTCATAATTACCTCCAAGTATTTTTAATATTGTTTAATCTGCCTTCGACCTCACTCATTGAGTGAGTTTTCACTTCTTTATTTATCTTTGTTAAAAGGGAGTTTGTAACTGCTCGCCTTGAAAAGACCATGTTCGTAACTTTTTCATCTTTTCTTTTGTCAGTGAGAGTTCCATCACAAAAACCCATCTCGATGGCCTTATTCTTATCAAACCAAGTCTCTCCATCCATTAGATTAGAAATCTCTTCTCTGGATAAACCTGTCTTAATCTCATAGGCATTGATGATTGACTCCTTAACTTCCTTTAACATATCTATGGCTTTTTGCATTTCTTTTGAGTCACCAATAGCTACAGTTAAAGGGTTGTGAATCATCATTAATGATGTTGGACTCATCAATACTTCAGTTCCTGCCATTGCAATGACAGATGCTGCTGATGCTGCAAGCCCATCAATCTTAATTGTCACATTTCCTTTGTGCTCTAAAAGCATGGTGTAAATTCTCGATGCAGCTATACAATCACCACCAGGGGAGTTGATCCACACAGTTATATCTCCACTTTTGTTTTTTAATTCTTCAAAAAAGAGCCTTGGTGTGATTTCATCATCAAACCAAGACTCTTCTGCAATAACTCCATCTATATAGAGTTCATTTGAATCCTTTTTCCAATTCCAAAATATTTTATTGTTCTTCATTAGGACTTATCACTTCTCCTTTCTGCTGATAAAAACTACCTGCCTTATCAAGTGGTAGCATATTTCCATTTACAAGATATAGGTCTCCACCTTCTTCAGCCGAGATCCTATCTAAATTTTCCAGTTCTCTTATGTCGTTTGCACTCATCCAGCCATTCTGTCTTCCTACAGCATATCCATTCATCCTTGATTCATAGTCTCCTCTTAGAAGTCCATCAAGATTAAATTTAATAAAGTAGGATTCTTTTTCTTTTTTTGTTAGCAGTGCTCTTTCCAAAGATTGTTCCCAACGAACAATCCAAGGATCAAGTGTGTATTTAACAAACTCAAGTGACTGCTGTTCTATATTTGAAAATGACGACCTCTCTAAATCACCAATCATATGAGGTGGTATTCTAAATATTCTTGCTATCTCATTTAACTGAAACTTTCTAGTTTCCAAAAACTGGGCTTCACTTGGTGCAATAGCAATCGGTTGGTATTTCATCCCTTCTTCAAGTACAGCCACTTTGTTGGCGTTCTTAGGCCCTTGAAAGGCTGCATTCCATGACTCCCTTACTCTCTCTGGGTCTTTAATTATGCCTGGATGTTCTAAAACCCCACCTGGTTGTGCTCCATTTTGGAAAAAGCTAGCGCCGTAATCTTCACAAGCCATAGCCATACCAATTGCATTCTTGGCCATGGTAATTGGCGAGTAACCAATAAGACCATCAAAACCAAGTCCAGGTATATGAAGAACATCTTCTTTTAAAAGATAAACTTCTTCTGATTTATGATTGTATTTATAAAAGATTTCTCCATCTTCACTTCTCATAACAGTCATCTTATTTGGCATTAGTGGATAAAGTCCGATGACCTCATTTCTTCCATTGCGAATTATTTGAGCATAGGCATTACCCCATAAAAGAAGATGAGTCATTAGTGTTTCTCTAAATACAAATGAAGTCATCTCAGTATTAGGTTCATCGTGTAAGAGAAAATATATGGCGTGGTCTTTTGCTTTTTCCTTTGAATTAGAATCTCCCCTTTTATATAGATGAAGTGGAAGTCCTGCTAAGGTTTCAGCAAGAACCCTCACACATGAATAAACTGCCGTCATTTGCATAGCAGTAAATTCGGTTACATTCCTTCCTGCCGTTGTTCTCCCAAATAAAAAAGACGATGAAGATATCCTCTCCCCGTCTTTAGGTTTGTCTCTCGACTTACCTGTGCCCTTATGGGTGAATATTAAATTTAAAATGTTTATATTACCACCTCCTAAAAGTAGGTATGAAAAAAGCACCTACTAATGTAGATGCTCTAAAGATTATAAATTAATTTGGATAATCTGCTTGGTCTCCTAAAATCCAAAAATCACATATTTCATCACCATCTGCTAATGTATTATGTCGAATTAACTTACCCTTACATGCCTTTATAGTCAAATAATCCAGCTCACAAAATAGATGTGTATATTCTTCTAAACCATTATCTTTAAAATATTTAGCAATTGGACATTTTGTAAAATAATAATAACAACCGTCTTGATGAGAATCATCAAAGTTAAACTTCCATGTACTTGGATATTTAATTAGGTTTTCATCTGCCCATTTCGAATTTTCTATCATCTTTTCTTTAAACTTTTCCATGTCTTTACTATTATTGAAATCCTTTTTATTCAATTTGTTTATTATTGGATGAGTGATAACATACTCCATTAATTCTGCCAGAATGCTTTTGTTTATTAAAGATGGATTTCCGTACAAGAATGAAAAAAACAAGATTGAGTAATATAAATTTGATGCCATAGGATTATCTTCACCTATATCCTCAGATTTTACCATCAAATTTTTATACTCTCGCTTTGCATTTTTAAATATCTCACGAACTTGGTTTTTCGGAAATCGAGACTTTAAATAACTTTTAATAAAAGGATATAAAATAATCCAATAACTGAACTTTGGTCTCATGATTTGTGCCTCCTGAATTTTGTATTTTCATCTTTATTCCATTATATCAAATCATAATTGTTATTAAACTCTATTTTGGTTATATCAGAAGTAATCCCCTATCATCATAGACCGATTCACTTATATCATTACCACACCTTATAGCCCTGTCAAGTGCCATAATTGTAGCAATTACACCATCAATCTTTTCTGTAGATTTTTCCTTGTCCGCCTTAATATTTCCAGCAGGATCTGTTCGTATGAAGATGTTATCCATCATCCATCTTAGAACGGGATGTCCTCCATGGGCTATTTTTCTTTCAAGGGTAAGTTTCATTAATTCTTTTGTTGGTGGAGACATATCTTTAAATCCTTGACCAAAGGGAACTACTGTAAAACCCATCCCTTCTAAGTTTTGAACCATCTGAACTGCTCCCCATCTATCAAAGGCTATTTCTCGGATGTTATATGTCTCACCTAAGTCTTCTATGAATTTTTCAATAAAGCCATAATGGACTACATTACCCTCTGTTGTCTGAATGTAGCCTTGTTTTTTCCATATGTCATAGTTTACATGGTCTCGTTTTACTCTTAGGTCAAGATTATCTTCTGGCAACCAAAAGTAGGGTAATATTTGATATTTATCATCTTCATCTAATGGAGGAAAGACTAAAACAAAGGCCGTAATATCTGTTGTTGATGATAGGTCAAGACCTCCATAACAAACTCTTCCTCTTAGTTCTTCTTCATTAACAGCAAAGTTACATAAGTCCCATTTTCCCATGGGCATCCACCTAATTGCTTGTTTGACCCACTGATTTAATCTTAACTGTCTAAAGGAGTTCTCTTCAGTTGGATTTTGCTTAGCAGATTCACAGGCTTGTCTTACTTTTTCTATTGGAACTGTGATTCCAAGAGACGGATTTGCCTTATGCCATACTTTTTCATCTGTCCAATCGTCTTCTCTATCTGCTCCATAAATAACAGGATAAAAAGTTGGATCAGTTTTTCTGCCTTCAAGTATGTCGACTGCTTTTTGATGTGTTTCGTAGCAGATTGATTTTGTATCTGTTCCAGCAGTTGTTATAAGAAAATATAGGGGTTGGGTTCTCGCATCACCAGACCCTTTTGTCATGACATCAAATAACTTTCTGTTAGGTTGGGTATGAAGTTCGTCAAAGACCACACCATGAATATTAAATCCGTGTTTAGAATAAGCCTCTGCAGATAAGACTTGATAAAAAGAATTTGTCGGTTTATATATCATTCTCTTTTGTGATGCTAGAATCTTTACTCTTTTAGAAAGGGCTGGAGACATTCTTACCATATCAGCTGCAACATCAAAGACAATAGTTGCTTGCTGTCTATCGGCAGCACATCCATATACCTCTGCTCTTTCTTCTCCATCACCACAAGTAAGGAGGAGTGCTATGGCAGCTGCAAGTTCAGACTTTCCCATCTTCTTTGGTATTTCAATATAGGCTGTATTAAATTGTCGGTATCCTGTATCTTTTACAATTCCAAATAAGTCTCTAATTATTTCTTCTTGCCAGTCAATAAGCTTGAAGTCTTTACCTGCCCATCTACCTTTTGTGTGTTTAAGGCATTCTATAAAGGTAACGGCATAATCTGCTTTGTTTTTATCATAGTGAGATGTAGGTAGCATAAATTTTGTTGGTTTATATTTCATTTGACCTCCTTCCTCTAAAACTGAATATAAAAAATACTAGCCCTAGCTAGTTCACTACGAGAAAAAGAGCCTTCGCTCAATTTCTTGGTTTTTAATTATTTTGTTTTCCTAATTCATAAGCCTCTTTTAACATTTCTTTTAATGACCATACTGAAACTTCTAAAAAGTCTTCTGAATCATTGTTTCTTTTTTCTAAGTCTCCTCTTTCTTCTATTGCATAAGAATGTTTCTTTGCAATTTCTAAAAGTGCTCGATCTCTTCTTTCATTAATTCTTTTGGTGGCTTCTAAAAAGCATTGTCTTTTCAATTCTTGGTTTGTCATTTATCTTACTCCTATTTTCTTTTTCTTTTGGAGATTATCTATAAAGTCGTCAAACCACTTTGCTCCAATCTCAATCCTTATCATTGGAAGTCTTCCAAGTTTATTGTATTTTAAACTTACTATCCTTAAGTCTTCAGGAAGGCTAGTTCCATAAAATTCGTTGATTGTTTTTCCCATCGTGATGTAAATTGTGTCATCTTCAAGGTAGTCTTTTAAATAATCTTGAAAAGCTAAGTCTCCATTTTCTCCTTCATAAAGTCCAAGCATTGTAATTGCTGAAGAGTTGATTAACTCATTTAAATCTTCCTGTGTTTTCATGTATTTGTATGCCATATTTTTCTCCTTACCTTTTTTTGTATGTACATATAACCGTACTGTCAAAAATAAGTCAAGTTAATTAGAGAATATAATGGCTATATCTCAACCTTTACTCGATATTTTTTTCTATTCTATCCACTCTGAAAATTACATTTAACATCGAACCATTATCCCATTTTACTAGGATTGATCCAATGGCATCCACCCCATAAACTGTGCCTAAAGTTCCAACTGGAGGTGCTTGGTCATCTTCCATTTGGATTAGTTTTACTCTTGTACCTACTGGATATGTCTCTTTTAATTTTTGTATAATTTCCCTTGAAATCATCTAATCCCCTCACATACATATATCACTAAATCTAGGATTTATATCAAGTCAGATTAAAAACATCTTCATACTTATACTCTTTTCCATCTCTTAAAAGGCTTACATCTTTATCACTGCCAACCAATTCAATAAACCTATTTACAATCACATCTACAAATTTTTCATCAAGTTCTATCATCCTACAAATCCTATCAGTTTGCTCACAAGCTATTAGTGTACTTCCACTTCCACCAAAAGGATCAAGTACAATGGAGTTTGTCATTGATGAATTTTTAATTGGATAAGATAAAAGTGGGATAGGTTTCATAGTGGGGTGGTCGCCATTTTTTCTTGGTTTATCAAATTCCCAAATGGTAGACTCCTTCCTTCCTGTATACCAGTTGTGTTTTCCTTTTTTCTTCCAACCATAAAGAATTGGTTCATGTTGCCATTGATATGGACTTCTTCCAAGTACAAGGGACTGTTTCTTCCAAATACAAGTGCCAGATAAATAAAATCCAGCATCTTGGAATGCTTTTCTGAAATTAAGTCCTTCTGTATCAGCATGGAAAACATAAATAGAACCATCATCTGCGAGAAACTTTTCCATATTTAAAAAGGAGCTTAGTAAAAATTCATAGAATTTACCTTGCTCCATATTGTCATTTTTAATTTTTCCTGCTGTTCCTTCATAGTTTACATTGTATGGAGGGTCTGTGATGATAAGATTTGCTTTTGATTCTCCCATCAATTTTTCGTAAGTGATCTCATCTGTAGAATCTCCACAGATGACTGTATGCTTGCCTAATGTCCATATATCTCCAGCCTTTGAAAAAGTAGGTTTTTCTAATTCTTCCTCTACATCAAAGCCATCATCTTCTGTATCATTTCCTAGATCAAAAATATTAGATAGTTCATCTGGTGAAAACCCAGTAAGTTCTAAATTAAAACCATAATCTTCTAGAGATTCAATTTCTACTCTTAATAGTTCTTCATCCCATCCAGCATCAAGAGCCATTCTGTTATCAGCTAAGATATAGGCTTTCTTCTGTGCCTCGTTTAGATGGTCTGCAAAGACACAAGGTACTTCTTTTATACCTTCTTCCTTTGCTGCCATAATTCTTCCATGGCCTGCAATAACTCCGTAGTCTTTATCAATAATTACAGGATTGATGAAACCAAACTCTCGAATTGATGAGCGTAGTTTATTAATCTGGTCTTGTGAGTGAGTTCTTGCATTATTTACATAGGGAACAAGTTTTTCGATATCAACTAATTTCATTTCTTTTGTTGTAATCATATTAGCCCCCACTTAGCAAATTCCTCAAAACCACCAATAGAGTTAATGTAGTTTCTAGCAATTTCTACAATTTCTGAATATGGTCTACCATCAACAGTTTCATCCCCGATTGCACAGGATAATTCAATCTCTCTTTTTTCTTCTTGTGCCTTCAGGTGGGCATAAATATTGACAGATACATCAGCCTTGGATAGGTCTTTACCATGAAGACCTCCACCAGTTACTGCTCTTCCCATATCTGAGCCGAGTTTTCTATTAGTTGCTCCAGTATCAACATTATATCCTCCAGTCCAATCTCCTAATGGATTTACAATTGCTCTTGGATAAATTGATTTTAAAATTTCTGTAGATACATTTGACTGACAAATAATAAGTTTATCTCCATCAAGAATATATTTCCCATCATAAGGATAATTAGAGTATATTTCACGAGCAATTAAAGATAGTTTATTTTCTTCATCTGATGTAGGCACTCCTTTAAATATTCCATTATCCCCACATCTAATCTTTTCTTTTTGATTGTTCGATAGGTGGATATCTTGTTCTACAATTTTAATATCTGCTGTGACATCTCCAGCTATCCTCCTAATTGCTGTTTCAATTTCTTTTTTATTTAGAGTGCAGTCCGTTTCTATAATCACATGACAGTCTCCATGACCAAGCAAAACCTCGACTGCAATTTTAGGGTTCTCCTTTTCTTTATATGCTAAATCTACAATTGCACCTGCAATACAATCTGCTTGTTTGTCAGGGTGCTTTGGATTTACTTTTTCAAACATTTAATCACCTTACTTTCTACTCCTTAGTAATTTTTCCATCATATCTTCTCCATAGTCTTCATATACTTCCGTGCAGTTTTCTTTAACTATGTCATAAATCTCGTACCATAGAAGATTTGCCGTCTTTTGAAACTGGCTAGACATCTGTACAAATGGAGATGCAATAACTCCACCAGTTGTAGGATGCTTTCCTAAAAGTCCAAATTGACTTATTGCCTCTTCACATTGAATGTATCTTGCAAAAGCCTGGGAGTAGGATTCTAATAATCTTGGATTTACTAAGTTTTCACAGTTTCTCTGTTTTAACCAGCCCCAAGTCTCTTTATATATTTCATCTGCACCAAGTGGTATTCCATTCTTTTGCTTTGCAGATAGATAATCACTTGGTGTAGGCATATCCGTTCCATCAAGAACTGCACCATCTGGTAAATCTACTGCATCTATTTCCTCTGGAGAAAATGTAGGAATATCATTCATAAGTATTTCTACTTTTTTACCTTTTTCTATTTTTTCAGCAGCAGGCTGTGGTTTCCCTCCTGCTTTTACTCTTCTTCCACCTCTGTATGTTCCGTCTTTAGCGATAGTATCACCTCCTAATTCTTCATCTTCTTTAATAGGGCCTTTGAACCCGTTTTTTTGTGCGTGAGAGGGCGGCACCGTTGATAGGGAAATCAGTCACAGAGATTAATACTCCCCCTCCCCACGGAAAACTATCCTCCAAATCTATCTCCACTCTTTGCATGAATCTTTGAATGACAAGATTTACAAAGACTCATAAGATTGTCTTCGTCATTAGTTCCACCACGAGAAAGAGGAAGTATGTGATGTACTTCCTCTACCTTTGTCATTCTATTTTCTTTTAAACACATCTCACAAAGCGGGTGCTCTGCTACATATCTTTTTCTAATAACTCTCCATGCTTTTCCATAACGCTTATGAGTTCTAGGATCTCTTTTATATTTTTCATAGTTTCTGTTGTATTCTTTCTCATGTTTCTTGCAGAATCGTCCATCAACTAATTCAGGACAACCTGGATGTGAACATGGTCTCTTAGGTTTTCTCGGCACTTTATCACTCCATAAAGAAAGCCCTGAAGATTAAATCTCCAAGGCTCTTTTAATTATTCTTTTGCTATTTTAATAATACTACAACTCCATAGTGACATTCTATGACATTTCATGACAGGATTTGATTAGCTTTGAAGTTTCTTTTAACCCCAGATTGTGAAGTCTATGAATATGTCTAATATCATAATTCATATCAACTGCTATCTTCTCCCAAGTCTCAAAGCAAAGATATCTTTTTTCAAGAATGACTTGAAGTTCCTTGTTTTGAATTTGTTTAATTGTTCCAACCATCTCTGCTTTCAAATCTACAAGTTTATCTATATCCCTATTAATCTCTTCTTGAAGATCTACAATCTTAACAATAGTATCTTCAAGTTTAGATGTTCCTCTACTAGGACTCTTGGGCATATCTGATAAGGTCGATGTAGCTTTTGTAGCTAAGGCATTTAAACTTTCAACTTGCTCTAGCTTACTGTTAATTCTCTTGTCTAAATAAAAAGCTTGTTTTAAATATTCTTTTGCATTCATTTCTTACCTCCATAAGTATTGAGGTAAGTTCTCTATAGAACCTCTACTCATTTTAGATTTGCTTTTACTGCATCAATAAGTGCAGCTTGTGTTTTATTCTTATTTTCTAATGCTTTCATAACATCTTCATCAATAGTTCCTTTTGCTAAGATATGATGAATCACAACTGTTTCTTTCTGTCCTTGTCTATAAAGTCTGGCATTGGTTTGTTCATAAAGTTCTAAGGACCAAGTAAGAGAAAACCAAATAAGTGTTGAACCTCCCGCTTGTAGGTTAAGTCCATGACCAGCAGATGCTGGATGGATAATGGCAACTGGAATCTTACCTTGATTCCATTCTTTAAAGTCCTCACTTGTCTTAAGTTCTCTTACATCAAACTTATCTTTTATTCTTTTCAAATCTGACTTGTACCAATAAGCTATTAATACTGGTTTACCATTTGCGCCTTCTATTAAATCTTCCAAGGCATCAAGCTTTCTATCATGAATATGAATCATATTTTTATCTTCATCATAAACAGAACCTGACGCCATTTGAAGTAACTTATTAGAAAGTGCAGCAGCATTAACTGCATCTATATCTTTATCCTTAATATTAACAACCAAGTCTTTTTTTAAGGTCTCGTAGATATCTCTTTCTTTATCTGATAGATTTACAAAAACTTCATTGTTTATCTTCTTTGGCATTTTTAGATAGTCTTCAGCTTTCATAGAAACTGTGATATCTGATATCTTTTCATAGATTGCATCTTCAGCAAAAGGAAGTGGCTTATAGGAATAAATGATTGGTCCGTTTCTCTTATCTGGTTTGAAGTAGATTTCCCTGTACTGACCAATAAATCTTCCAAGTCTCTCTCCCATATCAAGGAGCCTAAACTCAGCCCACAAATCCATTAGGCCGTTAGATGATGGAGTTCCAGTAAGACCAACTATTCTTTTTACCTTTGGTCTAACTTTCATCAAAGCTTTAAACCTCTTTGACCTATGAGATTTAAAGGATGATAGTTCATCAATTACGATCATGTCGTAGTTAAAGGGTATTTCACTCTTATTTATTAGCCAGTCTACATTTTCTCTATTGATTAGATAAATATCTGCTTGTTCTTCTAATGCTTTTATTCTTTCTTTTTCACTTCCTATTGCTACTGAATATTCTAAGATATCAAGGTGAGACCATTTTTCTATTTCTTCCTTCCAAGTGTCCCTGGCAACTCTTAGTGGTGCTATGATTAAAACTTTAGAAATTTCAAAAGAATCAAAGAGTAAATCTTTTATAGCTGATAAGCTTATAACCGTCTTGCCGAGACCCATGTCCAGTAGAAGTGCAGATTCCTTATTTTCTTTTATAAATTCAGTAGCATAATTTTGATATTTATGTGGAGTATATTCCAATTAGTCACCTCCGATTCTCTTCATTATTTCATCAATGTTTTCTTTTGAATCAAGAACATAAACCTTAAAACCTAAATCTTTAAATTGCCTTATTCTCTTTTTCTGAATTGGTCTTGGTTCTCCTCCAGGTCTTTTTGTTTCAACAAATCCGATTTTACCTTTAGGTAGAAGTATTATCCTATCTGGTATTCCCGTCATTGATGGAGATGTAAATTTAAGACAAAGACCTTCATGGAGTTTCACTTTATCTACCAATGCTTTTTCTATTTCATTTTCTAACATATAAACCTCTATTTTTAGACATTGTGCAAGTCGTGAAACTCTATTATATAACCTTTATATATAACTAAAATTTAATTTACTTACTATATAATAGTTATATATATGACATTCACGACCTGCACTTCTTGTATTTTTACACAAAATCTGACTTTAATTTAAGTCCATTAATCACAATTCCTTGATTAGTTTTTCTCCTCATAAATCCATTGGATGAAAGAGCAGAATAAAAATCTGTTGTAGACCTTACATAATCTCCAGTTCTTAAACAATAGGCTCTATATTCTTGATAGACTTCTCCAGACTTTTCTTCATAGGATGAATCAATCTCACAACACTCATTTAAGAAATGCTTGAACCAGTTATTTGATTCCTTATATTCATTGATGGCATCTGCTACTTTTTTAGGTAGGCTGAATTTAAAATCTTCATCAATAGCCTTTTTAGCACCCTCGATTAACCACTTGAGAACTGCTCCCCCAGCCTTATCTACTAAATAATCAGTGTAGTTTTTAATATCACTACTGCCCTCTATCTTTGCCTCAAATGGAATTACAATGAGTCTTCTCCAGGTTCCTTCATCTAAGGCACCCACCTTTGGTAGGTGGTTAGTATATAGGACAAGGGTATGAGAAGGTATGAACTTAAACGGATCTCGATATTTTTTCTCTGCTACAATTTCATCCGTAGAACAAAGCTGTTTTACGTTTGAAGTATTTAACCTTAATCCTTCTTGAAGTTCAGCTGCAATTAAAAGCCTTTTGCCTCTTGTTTCAGCAAGTTCTGGTTTAGCATTTCGCTTAGAATTAACTGTAAGAATATCTGCAGAGATTGACCCACTGTAAAGATTTAGAACTCTTGAGATAGTATTCCAAAATGTGGACTTGCCATTTCTTCCATCACCATAAGCTATAATGAGAGCCTCAATATAGACCTTTCCTATTAGAGAAATACCTGCTACTTTCTGAACATATTCTATAAGCTCACTATCATTTACAAAAAATGTATCCAAGGCACCAAGCCATATATCCATATTTTCATCACTTGGATCTACAGATGTTTCTTTGGTTATATAGTCTTCTGCTTTATGGTCTCTACAATCTCCAGTTTTTAAGTCAACTGTAAAAGAGGGAGTATTTAGCAAGAACTCATCCGTATCAAGTTCTCTTTGATCTATTTCAAGCATTGGTTTTGATTCTTTTAAAGTTGCATGGATTGCTCTGGTATCACCTCGTTTTACAGCATATTTCTTATATGCCTCAAGCGAAGTTAATTTATAATATATAGTTTTTTGATTCTTATCAAAAACCTCCATAGCCTTTTTCTCGCTCATTGAGGATATGATATCTCTAACTCCCGATTTCTTAATGTCCTCATCCATTTTCAAAAGTTCATTGTCTATTTCCTCTATCTGTTTTAAAACTAAGTCTTGAGAATATCCTTGTGCCTTTAGTTCAGATTCCTCCCAGTAGGAGTCGTTGTAAACAAGAAAACCTGTAGAAGGAGAAAATCGAATTCTGTCTTGATATTCTCTTACAAAAACTTCTGCTTGACCTATGTCTGAAAATTCTGACGGTCTTAAATTTATACCTTCAGTGTATTCTTCAGGTGGAACATAATCTTCACTTGCAGCTATTTTTTTATAGAATTTGCAAGCAGACCTCCATATTTGTTCTAGTTCATCATCTGGAAGTGGTGGTGAGCAAAGACTAGCTTTTTTATCGAATAATTCTCTTGCCTCATCTGTATTTCCATATCGAATTAGAATCCTACCAGCAAAATGGTTCATAGTTGAATTTCTAGAGCCTTGCTGAATTAAGTCTTGAGAGTTATCAAAATTTTCAAAGTCATCTTTTAAAATATCAGTTACATATTTCCTTCCCCTAACTATTTCAACAGCAGGATTCTTAACTCCAAAGAAAAACCTCGCCCCATCTAAGGCATTGCCATCAAAGAAAGTATAGGTCTCCGCTAACCTTTCTTTGATTCCTACATATTCAGCTAAATTTGTAATCTTAGGAATTGGGAAATATATGTGCATCCTTGGTCTTGCAGCTTTTCCATTTTTTTCTTTTCTATGGTTTCTGCTATAAACTATGGCAAATTTAACTCCGTCAAATATTCTCTTTAAATCATTAGCTGAAATCCAATCATCTGGATTTTCTGAATGGTCGTTGTCTATATCCATGGGAACACATTCTGACTCTATAAAATTATCATTGGACCTGTAGGAATTTTTATACTTAGCCATTACATGGTCAAAACTCGCAGCTTTCTCAAATGACCTAACATCTACTGCATTAACCTCATTTGGATAAACACAGTTTGACTCCACTCCTATTAAATTTGAGGTGTATATTTTCAATTAGGCTACCTCCTTAATATATCGAATCTCCATTTTCCTATTCTCAGCAATCTTTATTTCTTCAGCCATTCCAGCACTTATATAATCACCAAAGACCCACACTTCTTCACATTTTCCAAGAAGGACATAATTAAAATGCATGGCAAGTCTTCTCTCACTTTCATCACTCATAAACTGAGGAAATAAAAGATGTGGTGCTATGGGAATATTTCCTTTATCCAAAGCATAGCGAGAGTACTTCTGTGCCTTGATGACATTATTTTCAACATCTCCAGAAAATGGACTGCAGATATATACCAATGGATAGTATCTTTTCTCTGTATTTTTAATTGCTTGATAAGGAGTGGGGTCCTTGCACCCACTCCTGTTGTATAATTCTTTATTCATAAATATCCCTCATTGTTTCACTGCAAGTATTACAGCAAACTTGAGTAGAAAATAGATCTCCTTCTTCCAATTCTTCAACTAAATCTACTCGAACTTCTTTTCCGCACTTTGGACAGGTGCAAAAGACATTCTCATAATTTATTTCAATACTTATTTCCATAGAATCATTGATTCTTTCTTTCACATAAAACATTTTGTACCTCCAATTTTTGCTTGTACCATTCAAGGTGTTTCTTTCTGTCTTGATAATTAGGAAATGCTACTAATAAACCAATATCTACCTTTTGCAAGGTTTCAATCATCTCTATTTGTGATTGATTCAGATATGGTCTTATACTTTTTCCTTTTGGTATATCATTTTCTAATCTAAATTCTTTTGCACTCTTACCTAAAACGATACGATTCAGCATGTTACACTCATTACTAAAGTGATAAGCTTTTGGATTGTCATGAAGCAATCTTATATTCTCGGTTAAAAGAGGGAATTCATTTCTAGCTGATACTAGAGTCTTTATGAATTCTTCCATCTCGTTAAATTTCTTAATATAGAGCTCTTTAAATTTCATGGCTTTTTTGCCCGTGTAACCCATAGCTAAAATAGTAAATCCATCTCTAGTTAATAAATAACATGGTAGATTTCTTCCAGTTACATCCTTATAACTGCTGAGCTCAAAATTGAGTTCAATAAATTCTTCACTGAGCCCAGATTTGGGTTGAGTGATTGTTTGTATATCTCTTATAACATTAGAGTGCCTCTTTTCAAAAAACTCTGCTACAAATCTACTGTCCACCCTTGCAACATCATTGTGATCTGCAAATATTCCATAATCGTTCTTTGGTATTAATTCCTTCATTGAATTACCTCCTGTGAATTTTTAAGAGGTTTCCCTCCTAAATCACAGGCAAAGAAATAGAGGGGATTTTTAACCCCCTCTTTAATCTTTTTTATAAAATTCACTTTCAAATCCATCTGCATCTAAGATAAGTCCAGGTGCCCAACTAGGAACTATGGACATGATTTCATTTATTTCTTCGATACTAGATGAATCACTTTCTATTACAACTTCATCATGAATATGCATGACGATATTAAATCCTTTTTTCTCAAGTCTCATCATAGCCTCTGCTAAAATATCTCTTGCGATGGCTTGAACTATATTTTCTACAAATTTTCCACCATAGGATTCAATCTTGTCCCACTTATTTCCAACTACGATTCCTTCATAGACTATTGATTCTCCACCGAATCGATTCATCCCGATTTTTGCTTTTGGATAAGAAAGTCTTCTTTTTGAAGGAAGTTCTATAAAAAGAATGCCTTTTTCATAGCTAATAACTAGGTTCTTGTATTCTTCTTTACTTCTAGTCTTTACAACTCTTTTTACGACAGAATCTATATCCCACCACAAGCTTACGATGTTAGGATTCGCCTCTCGCCAGGAATCGACTATTGATTGAAGTTCATCTTCAGATAAACCCATCTCAATACCACCCATTGCTTTAAGGGCACCTAAGGCCCCTTGATAACCACAGGCTAAAGTCGCTATTTTTCCTTTTTGCCTGAGATGTCCATTTACCCCATGTTTTTCAACTGGCACTCCAAACATCCTCGATGCTGTTCTACAATAAATATCTTCTCCATTTTCAAAGGCTTCCAATACCCATTGTTCTTCTGCAAGCCAAGCAAGGACACGGGCCTCGATTGCTGAAAAGTCAGAAATAATAAACCTGGTGCCTTCTTTTGCTATAAAGGCTGTCCTTATTAGTTGGGATAAAATATCAGAAGGAGATTCATAGAGAATTTCCATAGTTTCATAATCTCTATTTTTTACAAGACTCCTAGCTAAGTCTAAATCTTTTAGATTGTTTCTCCTTAAGTTTTGAACTTGAATAAGCCTGCCCGAATATCTTCCAGTTCTATTTGCTCCATAGAATTGGATCAGACCTCTTGCTCGATTATCTTTTCCTTTTACATTTTTCATAGCATCATATTTTCTAACTGAAGACTTAGATAATTCCTGTCTAAGTTCCAGTACTTCTTTAATATCTCCTTCAGCATTTTTAAGAGCAGACTCTACATCTTTTTTAGCTAAGGAATCTATCTCTAAGCCTTTTCTATTAAGCCATTCTTTAAGCTGTAAGGGAGAATTTGGATTTTCAAGACCAGTTAATTCTATGGCTCTATCCATGTTTTCATCTCGTAATATCTCATCAAATTTAATAGCTGAATCAACTAAAACTTCATCAATTAAGATTCCTCTGTCATTGATGTTTTGGTCTACCCAGTAGTTTTCCCATTCTGATTGAGGCATAGGAAAGGCTGATAGTTTTTTCTTTATCTCCATTTCTGTTTCCACATCTCTTTTGTTATATTCCTTAAAAGTAGACCACTTTTCTAAGTCGTGATGTGGTAGATTTCTTGTCCTCATACCATTGGTTTTAGTTGGTTTACAAGGAATAGAAAAATATCTTATGAGAGCCTTGCCTTCATTCATCTTTTGCTTATCAAGTCTTAAAACCTCTCCTACTTTTTCAAGCGATAGAGGTAGACCAAGATAGGCTGACCAAATCATAGTGCAGTACCAACCTTGAGGTTTTAGTCTCTTACCTAAAAACCTAGATAGACACACCCTTTCAAAATTTGCATTAAAGGCCCACTTTTCTATGTTTTCATCACTAAGGGCTGACAATATTTCTTCAGGAATAATCTCTCCACTTGCCAAATCCATGACCTTAACTTCTTCATCATTAATAGAATAGGCAAAGAGGAGGATTTCAAAATCCTCACTCTCGGCATATTTGTATACACCACTTTTGCCTAAATCAACTGAAGAATAGGTCTCAAGATCTATGGACAATTTCTTCATAGCTATCACTAAGCTTTGTTAATTCTGCTAAATTATTTTTTCTATCTTCTTTTATTTGTTTTTCTATTTTTCTGATATCTCTATCTAGTTCTTTTAACTGAGCTTGTAAAAATCCAAGCTTATACCATAAAAAGGACCAAATAGCTAAAACTATCGCTGTAATTAAATAATCCATTTCTTCCTCCTATGCTAAGAAATCTTCGTCATCATCGTCCATGGCATCAAAGTCATCTGCTGCATTAGACCTATTTCCTAGAGGCTGACCATCTCTCAGTTTTTGAATATTTCCGAGGCCAACCGCTACGCCCTTATTACCATTTACATTGTAGGCATAAAAATTTAGTGATACCCTCGCATATACTCCTGAGTAAACTTCACTTCTTTCAAGAATTGGTTCTACATTTCTATCCACAATTTGAGGTGCTGTCATAGAGTTAGCATTTAAGAAGTATGCGTCAGCATAAGCCTCATCATCTTTTTCTGTGTCTCCATCTCTTAATGGAAGTTTGATAGCTTTCTTATTAGGTTTTTTTCCATTGAATTTAGAAAGTCCTTCATCAATGGCAGCATCTACTGCCTTTTCAATCTTCTCAATTGTCTTTTGGTCGCTCTTTGGGATAATGACAGATACTGAGTACCTTTCTTTACCACCATTGATTGACTTTGGTTCCCAAACATTCGCATAGCTTAATCTAACTTCACCAGTAATTACTTTTGTTTTATTTTGCATAATTAAATCCTCCAAATTCTTCTTTAACATTGTCAATTTTTACTTCTTCTCGCTTGTCATCAATACTTACTAAGGTCAACTTTCCTTTTGGTTTTTCTAATAAGTCGCTGATATTTTCATCAAAGACTTTCTTACCTAGTAACTTAGTCATAGCTGTGATGCCAAGTAACTTTTCTTCAAAGGGATTAAATCCCAGTTCTTTTACTTTGTTAATAACTTCATCTTCATCTCGGTATTTTCTATTAGATCTACCTTCGACAAGTTTTAGATCCTTCCATCTATGACCCTTCATTGCTCTTTCTAAAGCGTAAGCCTTGATATCTTTGACCCATTGTTCCAGTTCGTCTAGTCTTGGTAAAATCTCTTCAATTTCATCGTCAGATAGTTCTGGTGGTAGAGTAAATTCATCTTGTGCTAGTTTCAGATTCTCTTCTGCTCTTTTCCTGCATCTGTTCTTTGCTTTGCAAAAGATGCACCATTCTCCACATGAGAATTCTCCTTCTCCTTTGTAAGCTTTCTCTGCAATCTCTCGTACAGATTCTCCCCACTTATAAAGTTCTATCTTATTGATTTCATAAGTTGATATGTTACATCTTCTTGGTTGATATATGTGAAGAACTACTTTCTCGATATCATAAATTCCATCAAAGAGAGTCAATGCACCAAGTCCGTATAACATGAGTTGTGAATTATCTTTAGCATCTACTAAAACTCCCTGACCATACTTTAGATCTATTACATGAAGTTCTTTTCCTCCAACAACTACACAGTCAGCTGTACCAAATGACTCTTTAACATAGTCTGATAGGTCAAGTCTTTCTTCCACGAATACGGCTGTGCTTTCATACCTACTTATAACTTCCGTTACATATGAGGCATATCCTTCGGTTAGGTCATCCATTTCCTCATCATAAAAATCCAAATCATCAGAAGGATCTTTTACATTAAAGCCTAATATCTTTTTTAGCTTGTATTCTGCTAAGGCATGAGCTGATGTGCCTTCAAGTGCATAAGGACTAACCTCATCTGCATATTTTTGAGAAAGCCTAACGCTTGGAGGGCAGTGAATCCAACGTGAACTACTTGAGGCAGACAATATTGCGTGATCACCCATTAGAGTTTCTCCACATCTGCTACCAAGTCTTTATAGTTGCCTGGATCAATCTCAGATAGCTTTTTAGCCCCATACTTTTCTAATAGTTCTCTTATCTTAGCTGTATGGCCTAATCTTGATTTGTCGGCTAGTATCTTTCTAACATCTTCAATCTCATAAATCTTTTCTTCTTGTTTTACCTTTTCTTCTTTAGGTAGTTCCTCATCACTTTCTAGTGCTGTGAGAAGGACACCTATACTAGATGCAAGATTCTCTGCATCTTCTTTGATTTCCATTAGTAGCTTTATTCTTGACACTTTTTTCTCCTTTCTCGATTTCTCTAACATCCACTGAATCAACTGTCATCCCAGGGTCTAATAGATAAATCTGTCTGTAATCTCCAAACAAAAATTTTATTAATCTGTTTGGAATTTTCCCGACTGCACCTTTAAGGACATTTGTTTTTTGTCCTTTCTCATTTGTTACATTGATGATTATTTTATGCCTCATGTTTGCCTCCTTTCTGAAAGGGTCATCTCCCTTACAAATCACAGGCAAAGAAAAAGGACGAGTTTTTAACCTCGTCCTAAAATATTTAAAAATTATTTTTGATTGTTTCTTTTGCCTTATCCAAATGTTTCTTAACCGCAGCTGAAGATATGTTCATTAAATCTGCAATTTCTGACTGCTTGTATCCATCCACAAACATCAACTTGATTACTAATCGCTGTTTATCCGTTAATAAAGAAAGTATATTTTCCATATGCTCCGACCATTCAAATTCTTCATTCATGTCTTTGGATTTAATAGTTGCTATTAATCTTTTATCTGGATCAATATCCCCATCGTTATCGAAATCAAGAGATAAGTTATAGTTCCTTGGGAATCTTTCCTCCACTTCTCCTTTTAACAAATCCTCATTAGGTTCATATCCATTACTCTTTTTAAAGTCGCTTATAAATTCTTGTTTCCACGCATCTATTTCAGCTTTCTCTTCTTTAGTTCGTTCAGGTCTTAGATTCTTGTTGTTATAGTAAACTTCACTGTCGTCTAAAGCATGTAGTTTTTTGATGTCCACTTCTGTTATCCCATCTTTTCCTGGTTTTAGTTCCACTTTTGTTTCATCTGCAAACCTATAAACATACGTGGTTCTTTCGTCCGATCTAGTCTTTCTAATTTTCAAAATATTCCTCGCTTTCTTGCCCGATAGCAAGGAGCGAGAAATACAAATTTTACCTACAGTTTATGGAGCATAGTTGTCTTTCACCTAAAAAAGGCTATAAGAAACTAGAGGTACTCCATATACTTCTTTCAAAATTGATTGAAATTAGTTTATATGTGTATCTCACGCCCTTATAGCTAATCAGGCTTGATATAATTTGTAATAAAAAAAGCCTAATTCATCCGTTAAGATAAATTAGGCCGTCTTGCAGCTCTTAAAAATTTATGCTGATTTTTTGTAACTCTTTATGTCGTACTCTGTTTTATCTATTCTTTTAACTAAGGTGATACATCCACCTCTAGCTAGTTCAATACTTTGTCCGACTTCAAGTCTAACTTTAATTTCTTGTTTTTTATAGATATTTTGTAATATCCCAGTTTCTGCTTCAATTTTACAAATAAGTTTATTATTTGCATCTTTTACTTCTTGAATTTCTTTAATAGGCATCTTCCTTTCTTTATATTTTAGCTTGTGATAAAATAACTTCTTTCTTGTTGTTGATTTAATGGAACGCTCAACTTAAAAAAATATAGAAGTTATCTCGTTCCATCTATTCAACATAAATTATACCACAAGTGTTGATTGCGTGCAACACTTGTGGTATAATTTTATTACAAGGAGGAAGTTTTATGAAAGATACTTTGGGAAAGGTTATATCCAATAGACGTGAAGAACTAGGAATATCTCAGCGTGAATTGGCAAAAAAAGTAAAAATTAGTAATTCTACAGTTTCAAGAATTGAAAACGACGATAAAATAACTCCAGATAATAACACTCTTAAGGCTATATCTGAAGTTCTACAAGTCGACTATAACTATCTGCTTGCCTTAAATAAGCAAATAGATGATGAACCAGAAATTCGTATTATTCAAAGAGCAGCAAGAAACATGGATCAAGGAAAAAAAGAAGAGATGTTAAAGGTATTAAAGAAGCATTTTGAAGAAGAATTCGGCGATGCAAATGGAGATATGTAA